CCACCCACACCAGTATCAGTTCCATACGATGTTGGTGAATCAACAAGAGAGTCATTACCCGCACCCGCAGTCACGCTGAAGTTATTAGGTGTCCAGTTGTTGCCGTTACCTGAGTAGTCTTTACCCAATGTAGCGGCTGTTGTGTTGCTGTTGTCTGAGAAGTTCAGATAGAAGCCGTTAGTGCCGTATGAGCCTGAGTAGGCTTTAGGTTGCCATACGCCTGTTTGTGCGTTTGTTTCACCGAATGATGATGGGGTGAGGGCTTGACCATCAATGAAGTTCACCTCGGTCATGTATCCTCTAAAGTATCGGTCTAATCCAGCCGCAGTATCAAAGTTTCCAATTGTGTGAAGTGTATTTATATTTATAGGTAAATCTTCATTAAGTGTTGGGTAATTAGCCGTTGAAAAAACAGTTACTTGAACACCATTGACATACAGTTTTAAACGATTTGTGTTTGTTGCTTGAGTTGTATCAACCGCCAAAATAATGTGATACCAAGCACTAACATCCCTGTAAACAGCAGTTGTGGTTAATTGACTGTTTGCTGAACCAGTTGAGTTATAAATAAAAGTTAAAGCATCCGTATCTTCTATTTGTATTCCTGCTCTAGGTGTTGCGGGAATGCCTTGTCTAGACCCAAACAATGCTTGCAATACGCTGATATTGCTTCTTTTAATCCATCCACTCCAAGTCCAAGTTTTTCGATTGCCTGTGCTTGAAAAAGTTCGGTCAAGATAAGCAGAATCTGCGCTGTTAAAGCGCAATGATTGGGGTTTGTGATGCAACTTCTTCTGCAACAAACAGAAGTTGGCAATCTGCAAATGGTTGGGCTTATTTAGGAAATGGTCTTAAATACACAAACAACGGAAGTGCGTCCTATGGTGCTTCATACACAACCAATGATGTAATTGGTGTTGCGTTAGATATGGATGCTGGGACTGTTACTTTTTACAAAAATGGTGCAAGTCAAGGAGTTGCATATAGCGTTTTTTCTGGAAAAACAATAACGCCATATTTAGGTTCTCCTTCGGGTTCTGGTGGCCCATCCGCAACAGCAACATATAACTTCGGTCAACGCCCATTTGCCTACACAGCCCCAAGTGGCTACAAAGCACTTTGCACACAGAACTTGCCAACGCCTGCGATTGGGGCGACTACGGCTACGCAAGCGGGTAAGTATTTCAATGCCGTGACATTTACGCCAACTTCATACCCTGCGGTAACTACTGGTGTGGGCTTTCAACCTGACTTTACTTGGTGGAAAAACAGAGTTCGTGCTGAAGGTCATGTTTTGTGGGATGTTTTGCGTGGAAGCAACTTGTTCTTGCGTTCAAACACAACTGCCGCAGAAGACACTCAAACAAATGGGTGGGTTGCTAATTCAGACGGATGGACGGCATCATCAGGAAGTTACTCATATAATGAAGCCTATGTCGCATGGAACTGGAAAGCCAACGGTTCTGGCTCAACCAACACATCAGGCTCTATCACTTCAACAGTAAGCGCAAACACTACGAGTGGGTTTAGTGTGGTGACTTATACAGGCACAGGTGCAAGCGCATCTGTTGGTCATGGCTTGGGTGTTGCGCCTAGTATGTACATTGTTAAATGCCGTAGCAATGGCACAACTAATTGGCCCACATACCATAAATCAATTACTGCGGCTAATGTGTTATTTCTTAATGTAACCGATGCACAAGCGGCTTATAGTGATGTGTTTAATGCAACTAATCCTACTAGTTCTGTATTTAGTATTGGTACATCTAACGATACTAACGGAAGCGGTAGAACTTATGTCGCCTACTGTTTTGCAGAAATATCAGGTTACAGCAAATTTGGCTCTTACACAGGTAATGGTTCTTCAGATGGTGTATTTGTTTACACAGGATTTAGACCTGCTTTTGTTATGGTTAAGAGTTCAACTTATACAGGAACTGATTGGTCAATCACAGATACTTCAAGGTCGCCTGAAAATGTTTGTAGCAATATTTTATTTCCAAATTTAAGTGACGCAGAAAATACTGGTGCAGGAAACATTTTTATGGACATAGTTTCTAATGGTTTTAAATGTCGTGCAAATTACCCAAACATTAATTCTTCAGGACAAACTTACATCTTTATGGCTTTTGCCTCTAACCCATTTAAAACTTCTTTAGCGAGGTAACTCATGTACGCACTCATTGAAAACAACGCAGTCACCCAAGTTGGTGAACTATCAATTCTCTTTCCAAACACATCAAACCCTACTCACGCATTTGCTATTGAGCAAGGTGCATTAGAAGTGGTTGAAGGTGAGCAAAAAGACCAACGCTTCTATTGGGTAACTTTTGACAAATATGAAGTAACTGGCAATGTCGTTACTCGCACTTATGTCAATACGCCAAAGGCTTTGGAAGATGTGACTGAAACACCAGAAGGCACGAGCGAGCCTGTTACGACTAAGGGTCTAAAAAGCCAATTCATCAGCCAGGCCAAAGCTGCTGCCAATAGTCAATTAGCCAGCACTGACTGGTGCGTGACCAGGAAGTTTGAGCGCAACATCGATGTGCCAGCAGACATCGCCACGGCCCGTGCAGCCATCATTTCTGACTGCACTGCCAAGGAAGCGGCCATTGCAGCCTGCACGACCATGGAGCAGCTCATCGCTGTGGTTGCACCAGTTAATACTGAAATTCCTGGATGAGTAAATGGATCAGGAAATGATCACAAAGACTGAGGCAAAACTCATGGCCCATGAGCAAATCTGTGCCGAGCGTTACAGTGCAATTTCCAACACGCTCAAAGATGGCGACAGACGCATGACCAAGATTGAATATGTGCTCTACGCTGCAATCCTGGCTGTTTTGCTTGGACCAGGCGTGGCTGCCGAATTCGTCAAGAAAATCTTCGGGCTATGAAAGACTGGGCCGTGGCACTCATTGCTGCGGCCTGCATAACGGCATTTGTTGTTTGGGGTACATACATCATTATTTGGGCGATGAGATGAGATGGGCAATTCTTTCACTCTTTCTTTTCTCAGTCCTTGTCCTGGCCCAACAGACAAGGTGCAACCCCATCGATCTCTACAATGTCAGCTGGATAGGCAATCCAAGCCTTAGACATGAGCAAATGTCCATGTGGTTGACCAGGAATGGCGACACTTGCTCTGCCGAGCAGCTGGTGGGAATCTGGAACAAACTGGCCGAGTGGGCCGGTGTCGCTGATTCCCAGGAGCTGAGAGGCAAGGTGCTTTACTTCTACGAAAGAGCAGTGCAAAGGGAGAAGCCAAAATGATTGACAAAATTCGCTGGTTTCCCATTGTTGATGCTACTGGCTACCCACAGAAAACTGATGGGACTCAAAGACGCATAGAGAAATTCCAAGAGGAGCACCGGACCATTGTGAAGGCTGCCAAGGCAGAACAAAAGCTCGATGACTTGCTGTTTGAGCTATATTGCAAAAAAGCAGAACAGCAAAAAATCAGGCTTGAGATATTCACAAATAGGAAACTAGATTTTTATGTGTGAGGTAAACCATGGAAATAACAATGAGAGAAAAACTTACATTCTGGGTGACATTTATGATCAGCATCACCCTGTGCTTCTCTGTTTTGGCCATGGTCGTGGCCTTTCTGTTGGGGCTGTGGGCCAAGGAAGTGGACAACGGGGAAATTTTCAAAATGATTTCACCCGCTTTTTCTACTCTTATAGGCGGCATGATTGGATTCCTGAGTGGTATCAAACTCAATCAAGTAGAGGATGAGAAAAAATGATCGGACTAGATGCACTAATGCAAGTGGGTGGAAAGCTCATTGACAAACTCATTCCAGACCCAGAGGCCAAAGCAAAGGCCCAGCTTGAACTCCAGAAGATGGCCCAGGATGGTGAGTTGGCTAAGATGGCTAACGAAACCAAACTGTTTGAGGTTGAGCAAAACAACCTCACAGAGCGTTTAAAAGCTGACATGGGTAGTGACTCATGGATGAGTAAAAATATACGCCCCTTAACCCTTGTATTCCTTTTGATTGCCTATTCTGGGTTTGCTATTGCATCCATCTTTGAATATGAAACCCGTGGGGCTTATGTCGAATTGCTGGGCCAATGGGGCATGCTGGTCATGTCGTTTTACTTTGGTGGCCGGACTATGGAAAAAATTGCTGATCGGGTGAAAAAATGAAAGAAAATTTTGAATCTTGTTTAAAAGCGGTGCTGCACCATGAGGGTGGTTATGTCAACCATCCAAGTGACCCAGGCGGTATGACCAACCTTGGCGTGACCAAACGGGTCTGGGAAGAGTGGGTGGGCCATGAGGTTGATGAGAAAACGATGCGCGGTCTCACTCCAGAAATTGTTGGTCCCATGTACAAAGCAAAATATTGGGACAAGGTCAAGGGCGATGATCTGCCTGCGGGTGTCGATTATTGCGTCTTTGACGCTGCCATCAACTCTGGCCCAGGCAGAGCTGCCAAATGGCTGCAAGCGGCTGTGGGTGTAGAACCTGATGGTGGCATTGGCCCCAAGACCTTGCAGGCTGTCAATGCCATGGATGCCAATGAGCTGGTCAACGCTTATAACGACAGGCGCTTATCTTTTTTAAGCGATCTGCCGACCTGGCCAACATTTGGAAAAGGATGGGCAAGACGAGTCGCAGAAGTCAAAGCCGCTGGTTTAGACATGGCATAAGATGGCAAAATTAGACCATGGCCAGCCAAACACAACAGCTCGAAAACCCGTCTATACCAGCCCTTGGTTATCCAACCGAGGTCTATGAGCGCAGGCATTTCAATGAGAACAATGGCGCTCTGAATACTTATTTCAGAAAGCTATCCAGTGTTCTAGGCTCTTTGTTTGGACCACGGGGTGGTCGGTTTATGAATGCTCCTTATGGGGCATTCCAGGATTCGACAGACCAAACTGCTGCCAACACCACCACGGCCTATGCTGTCAAATTCAACACGACAGACTTCTCAAATGGTGTGACTGTGGCCAGCACGACCAGAATCACAGTGGCCGATGCCGGAATCTGGAACTTGCAATTTTCCATTCAGTTTACAAACACGACAAATGCTTCTCAGGATGTAGATGTCTGGTTTCGGGTCAATGGCACAAATGTGGCCAACTCAAACAGCCGATTTGGCTTTGCACCTAGAAAAGGTGCTGGAGACCCGTACCACACCATTGCTGCCATCAACTACTTTGTGAGCTTAAATGCGACTGACTATATTGAGATAATGTGGAGGCCAACCGATGTCGGTGTATCCATTGAGCAATATCCTGCCGGAACAAGCCCCACACGGCCAGCAGTCCCATCAGCCATTGTCACAATGAGCTTTGTCTCAAACATCAAATAAATACTGCCATGTACATACCTCTTAAATTACCTCCAGGTGTTTTCCGAAATGGTACTGAATACCAGGCAGCAGGCCGCTGGTATGACGCAAACCTAGTGCGCTGGTATGAAGGGACTTTGAGGCCCATCAATGGATGGCGTACCAGGTCAAGCTCACAGATGACAGGCTCATGCCGTGGAATCATCACCTGGCGCGACAACAGCTCAAATCGCTGGATCGCTGCTGGCACGCATTCCAAGCTCTATGTGATGAATGAACTGGGGACACTTAAAGACATCACGCCAACAGGCTTTACAACGGGTTACGCCAGCTCGACAGTGCTGACGGGCTATGGCTACAATGTTTATGGCAGTTTTGCCTATGGCGTGGCACGGCCTGACACTGGAACACCCATTGCAGCCACCACCTGGTCCATGGACACATGGGGTGAGTATTTAGTGGCGTGTTCATCCTGGGATGGCAAGCTCTATGAATGGCAGCTTGGCTTTTCAACGCCCACAAAAGCCGCAGCAATCACCAATGCACCAACTGGCAACAAGGCCGTGCTTGTCACCCAAGAGCGCATCATCTTTGCCCTTGGCGCTGGTGGCAACCCACGCAAGGTGCAGTGGTGCGACCAGGAAGACAATACCCAGTGGACACCAGCAGGCGACAACCTGGCAGGCGACTATGACCTGGCCACGCCTGGCTCACTCATCGCTGGCAAGCGCGTCAAAGGCGTGAATTTATTGTTTACCGATGTGGATGTCCACACGGCCCAGTATGTTGGCGCTCCATTTGTTTATGGCTTTGAGAAGGCTGGCTCTGGCTGCGGTCTTATTTC